TTGCTGTGGATGTAAGTACTCCAGTAACAAGGGCAGTTCCTGATATGTCCACGTTACCATTAATGTCAATTAAGGTTGAAGCAATTTCTATTTCATCGTCGGCTGCTATAGTTAAGTCGCCATCAGCTGTGGAGCTAATGGATATTGCTGAATCTCTAAATTGTATCTTTTTATTTGTTGCTAATGCAAGACCTCCGTTTACTACCTGGATTGCTGTTGATGTAAGTACTCCAGTAACAAGGGCAGTTCCTGATATGTCTACGTTACCATTTATGTCAATCAATGTTGAAGCAATTTCTATTTCATCATCAGCTGCTATAGTTAAGTCGCCATCTGCTGTAGAGCTGATGGATATTGCTGAATCTCTAAATTGTATCTTTTTGTTTGTTGCTAATGCAAGACCACCATTTACTACTTGAATTGCTGTGGTTGTAAGAACACCTGTAATAAGAGCTGTTGTTGCCATATTAACTGCTCCATCAATATCTACAACATCTAAGTTTGCAGTACCATTAACATCAATAGCTCCATCTAAATCAATGTCTCCTCCAACTGTTAAGTTATCAGTAATAGTTGCATCATCTGTTATTAATAAGCCTTCTCCTAAAAATATTCCTGAGGATGTAATATCTCCCACTGCGTGTATGTAACCTGAGGCTGTTATATTTCCTGTAGCTAAATTATCAGGATTAAAAGTAGTTACTGAAAGTGTTTCGGCTGATATTGTTCCTGAGGATGTTATATCTCCTACCACATGCATGTGCCCACTTGCTGTTACGTCTCCTGTTAAAAATAAGTTTTTGAATTTAAGAGCTCTTGTACCTAAATCTACATCATTGTTTGTTGTTGGAGCTATAGCTCCATCTGTTATGGCTAATTGTTCTGTAGATCCAATTTTGAATGTTATTGAGGTATCTGCTACTGATTCTAAAGATCCATCCGCATCTGAATTGATGTAAACAGCAGAGTCTCTAAATTGTATTTTCTTGTCTGTTGCTAAAGCTAATCCTCCGTTTACTACCTGAATAGCAGTTGTTGTTAATACTCCAGTAGCGAGAGTAGTTCCTGATATGTCTAAATTACCATTTAAATCTACTTTTGTGGTTGCTATTTGAACTTCAGTATCAGCTACTATGTCTAATTGACCATCCGCACTAGATGCTACATATATTGCTGAATCTCTAAATTGTACCTTTTTATTTGTAGCTACTGCAAGACCACCGTTTATCACTTGAATTGCTGTGGATGTTAACACACCAGTTACAAGAGCAGTTCCTGATACGTCTAAATTACCATTTAAATCTACTAAAGTAGTTGCAATTTGAACTTCATCATCAGCAGCTATATCTAATTGACCATCACCTGTAGAGCTAATGTGAATTGCTGAATCTCTAAATTGTACTTTCTTGTTTGTAGCTAATGCAAGACCACCATTTACTACCTGAATAGCAGTTGTTGTAAGAACACCTGTAACAAGGGCAGTTGTTGCCATGTTTACAGCACCGTCAATGTCTACAACATCTAAATTTGCAGTTCCATTAACATCAATGCTTCCTTCTAAATCAATGTCTCCTCCAACTGTTAAGTTGTCTGTTATTTCAGCGTCATCACTTGAAAATAAATGTTCTGCAGATATAATAGCAGATGACGTTATGTCTCCTACCACATTCACATGTCCACTTGCTGTTATATCACCTGTTAGGAATAAATCTTTAAATTTAGCAGCCTTTGTACCTAAATCTATGTCGTTAGTTGTAGTTGGAACTATAGCTCCATCTTTTAATATTATTTGTTCTGTAGAGCCTATTTTTAAAGATATACCAGTGTCTGCAACTAATTCTAAATGACCGTCAGCGTCTGAATTAATGTAAACAGCTGAATCTCTGAATTGAACTTTTTTATTTGTTGCTAATGCAAGACCTCCATTTACAACTTGAATTGCTGTAGATGTTAATACACCAGTAGCGAGAGTAGTTCCTGATATGTCTACGTTACCGTTTATATCAATTAAGGTAGAAGTAATATCTATTTCGTCGTCAGCTGCTATAGATAAATCACCATCTGCTGTTGAGCTGATATGAATTGTACTATCTCTAAATATTAATTTTTTATTTGTTGCGACTGTTATAGCATCTCCTAAAGCTAATGTTCCTGATATATCTGCATTACCATTTATATCGATTAAGGTAGCAGCAATATCTATTTCATCGTCAGCAACAATCATTAAATCGCCATCATTAACAGAACTAATGTGAATTGCTGAATCTCTAAATTGTAATTTTTTATTTGTAGCTACTGAAAGACCACCATTAGAAACTTGTGCAGCAGTTGTTGTTAATACTCCAGTTACAAGGGCAGTAGTTGCCATATTTACAGCTCCATCAATGTCTACTACGTCTAAGTTTGCAGTACCGTTAACGTCAATGTCTCCATCTAAATCAATGTTTCCTCCAACTACTAAATCATCTGTTATTAGGGCGTCGTCAGTTGAAAATAAATGTTCTGCTTTAACTATACCACTTGCTGTGATATGTCCTGATATGAATGTTTCGTTTGCTAATTGTGCGATAGATCCGGAGACTACTACCTTTTTCCATGTTGGCATATTACTATATTTTTATTTAATTATACATATATAAGTTAAGAAAGTCCCATGTAAAAATTGGAAGATGAATACACTAATCCTCCTGTAATTGCAGTAGGAAGCGTGTTTAATGCTCCAAATTTTAATACTCCTTCATGATTAACTTTTAATTTTTCATCTTCACCATTACTGTCAGCTATTTTTACAACAAATGGTGATACTTCATTAGATATATCTGTAGAGCTTAAAGTTATAATTGTTTGGCCAAAATAACTTTTAGTTCCTATTATGTTTCCTGATGCTGTTATATCTCCTACTATACTTAATTCTCCACTTGCACTAATATCTCCTATTACGTGAAGTTCTGCTTGTGGGGAATTTGTTCCTACACCAATATTACTAAAATATCCATCTCCACTTGAACTAATATTACCTGAGGCTGTAATATGGGATAAAGTTTGGATTCTACCACTTGCTGTTATAAAACCTCCTGCTACTATGTTTCCACTTGCACTAACATTTCCGTGTACTATAGATCCTGAACTTAACACATTACCTGAAGCTGTAATGTTTGTAAATGCTTGGGTAGATATATTTGTTAATCCAGAACCATCACCTACAAAAGCATTAGCATTTACAGTTCCAACTACTCTAGCATTTCCACTTGCAGTAATATGTCCTGTTGCACTAATATTACCACTTGAACTTATATTACCTGAAGCAGTTATATGTGCAAAATTGGCTAAGTTTTTTACATTATTACCTGAACCAGAACCAAAATAAAATAGACCACTATCTATATTGATAGCTATCTCTCCTTGTGTTAAAGAAGTGGGGACTGCTGATCCTGTTCCTGTTTTTAATTGTATTATACTAGCCATATGATATAAATATATCTTCTAAAAAGTTCCCCCATTTATTGTTCCATTAATACTACTTACAGTTAAATTCCCACTTGCACTTATACTACCCGTAAAAGTATGATTATCATCTACTGTATCCCCAAAAACTGTTGATCCTGAAGATATGTTAATTATACTTTCACTTACTATATATGTTTGAGCAATAAGAGAGCCCGAAATTATTACATTGTTACCATTGAAAGATATTGGGAGTAAACTACCTGTTCCGTCGGCTAGACTATTTCCGTCTGTTTGGACTACCTTTTGAAAAGTGTCCTCTATGTTTTGTCCTGTTAAGTCGTTTAACGCCATTTATAACCATTTTTATTTCTTTTTTTCAAGAACTTTTAATATGCCCCCTATTATTTTGTTCGCATCTTTTACGGGATTTTCTTGTAAATATGTTGCTACTACATTATTTAACGCATTACGCTTATAGAAAATATTATTTACGTTTATATCTTCTTTTATTAAAAGTTTAAATAAGTTCATAACGTGTTCTTTTTCAGTAATTGTTGGGGTTTTTTCTTTTACTTTTACGTCTATTTTAGTTTCTACAATAGGTTTTTTAGTAGTTTGTGTTTTAACTTCAACAGTTACTTTTTTACTAGCATCTACTTCAAAATCACTTTCCCATGGTGTAAAAAATGTATCTTCAGCTATAACTTCTAAACGAATATTACCTTTAGTATCTTCGTCTATAAGACCTTTTAATTTTTTAATAGGAATTTCACATTTACCCCCCTTAGATATACTTCCATTGAATAATAATGAATATTCAGGGGTTTCTATTACTAACCTTGCTTTTGACTTTTTTAAACTTGCCCCCTGTAATGATATACTACATTCGAAAAGTTCAGTTTTGTCTGTAAATAATTTGTACATATTATGGTTTATATATAAATATTAAATAGATATGCCCTCAGCGATTACTTTTACGCCTAATACTTCTTTCACTACTATTTTAATATCTTTAGCTGTAATTTTATATTGTTTAATTTCTTTTTGTTTAGATTCTGTTATTGTATTACCGTGAATTTTTAAAATTAATTTAACTAATTTCTTTTTATCTTTTTGTTCCCATGTGTTCCAATCTTCTCCTGCTGCTCTTTTTGCTAATTTAACATCATCCCATGTGAATGTATTTGAGTTTAATGAAAATTTAGCTTGATCCCATGTAATTTCTCCTGCCATATATTAATATTTAAAATTTACCTCCATTTATTGTTCCTATTATAGTTCCACTTGAGCTTATATTACCTGAAGCTGTTATATGAGATAGGGTTTGAATTCTACCACTTGATGAAATAAATCCTGTTGCTACTATATTTCCACTTGCACTTACGTTTCCGTGAACTATAGATCCTGAACTTCTTATAGTTCCAGAAGCAGTTATACTTCCATTAAATAAATGAGTATCCTCTACCCCATCACCAAAAATATTTGAACCTTCTGTAAAAATTATTGATGAAGTTACTATTGATGATGTAATGCTAGTAACATTTATACTATTAGCACTAATATCACCTGTTACTATTATAGATCCTGTTAATTGATGAGTACCACTACCATCTAATACCATTACTTGGGCTGCTCCCCCTGTTTGACTTGCAAGACTAAAAACTAAATCTGATGATACACCAGTATCACCTACTGTATTTACTACTGCTTTAATGGTTGCTTGTTCTCCAGCTTTTCTTTTATTGTATGCATCTGCAGATCCTGATTCTGTTATCCACCTAATAGATCCTATTGTGTCTCCAACTGCAGGAGGAGAAATAAAACCACTTGCTTCTGCTAATTGAGTAATACGATTTTGTTCTTTAGCTGAAAGTGATATAAAAGCATCAAGTGCAGCAGCATCATCATCATATTCAACTGCACGATTATCAAATTGTTCTAATATTGCTTTGGTTATTGTAATACCTCTTGAGTAGTTTAGAATAAATTCACTACCTGTAGCTGCCGTAGCTGTTGTTTTATCAAAACTTTCAACATTACCCTCTGTGTTTATTCTTATTCCCTTTCGTTCTAATGTTCTTTGAACTTGAAATTCATTTGCTCTAATATCTACATCTGTTGTAGGATCTACTGTATTTATTCCTACTCGACCTGAACTTGATAAATATAATTTTGCTTCTCCTGAACCTGTTATTATTCCACTTTTTTTATCATCTGGATCTAAAATTAATCCTATTGAAGATGATCTTGGAATAGGAAATCCTTCAAAAAATACTTGATTTAAAAATCCTGAACCTGTTTGGATTAAATTATGGTCAAATGCATGGCTCCCACTTCCCCCACCTATCATAAGAGAAGTACCTACTTGCATACCATCTATTTGAACTTCTGTTCCTGAAAAATCTGGAGTAGCTACAGATCCACTATTTAAACTAGTAATAGTAAAGAAACCTGAAGAACTTAATAAATAATCGTTAGGTAAAGTATAAGTTGGGGTACTTCTAATTCTAAAAGAAGAACCAATAGACATGTTTTCTCCTAAAGAGGAAGATGGTTGAAATGTACTACCATCATCTATTAAAGCAGCTTTAAATGTTTTATTATGTCCTATAGAAGCTGTTAATGCTCTTACTGTTTTATATGCTACTGTAAAAGAATCATCATCATTTAATAAAGGTATATCTACAAAAACTGTATTTGTTCCTATTCCTCCTAATAAATGATTTATTGTTGAATTTGAAGAAGAAACAATTTTATCTGTTGGGACTTCTTTACCTGAGTAATATCTTAATATTAACTTAGTATCATTTTGTAGGTTTTCTCTATCTGAACTACCACTGGTAATAGTAATAGTAGCATTAGCATTTACAGAGGTTAATTTTGTTAATCTATTATTAAAATTAGCAGAACATGTTATTGCTATAATTTGATTAGATGAAGCAGATATAGCTGTTGATGAATCAGCTAAAGTTCCAGATCTAAATAGAAAAATACTACCTGATATTACTTCTTGTTTATCATTTTTTAACCCATAATCAGCCATATTGTAGGATTATTATAATATTACAAAATTAACAGGTTGTACAGCTACTGATGTTGATGTATCTCCAAATGTATTAAAGAAATAAAATTCAAATTGACCAGATGAAATTGCACCAATAAATACTTGTAATTGAGTATTATTCATACTAGCATGTATAACTGAAGTACTTTTTATTTGACTATTATTTACAGTATAAACTGCAGAGGAAACTCCTCTACTAATTTCAGTAATAACTACTTTACCTAAAGTAAATCCACTTGAACCTTCAGTTGAAATAGTTCCTTCTTCCTCAATAGGTGTATTAAATGCTTCTTTACTTATAGTTATACCATTAAAAGTTGGAAGTGATGTTGTTAATACGTTTTGATCCATATCAAACAACTCATTAGCACCTTGACCTGTGTCGACTGTAGCAAATACAACTGCATCTGAAGTTCTAATGTTTTGATCCATTAAATGAATTTCTGTAGCTCCTTGACCTGTGTTTATATTAGTAAATGTTCCTGTTCCTGTAGATGTAATTCCTGTTGTAGTTACAGCTCCTATAATACCTCCAGTTGCAGTAATAGTTCCACTTGCTGTTATATTACCTCCTAATAAATTTATTTCTGATCCTCCTACTATTAAACCTGAACAAGAAATATGTCCACTTGCACTAATAATACTTGCTGTTACTGGTGATTGAAATATTGTTTGAGGTTTAAAAGTTATAGAACCTGTAAGGTCAGCTAAGTTTCCTACCATATGACCAAATGAACCCGTTAGTGCTGTTATTTTTCCGCCTACATCTATATTACTTGATGCACTTATTGCGCTTGCACCTATATGTCCACTTGCACTTATATGTCCACTTACTGTTATATTATTTGATGCATCAAATTTAGAAGCACTTATAGTACCTGTTAATATTTGGGTTCCTGTGTCAGATAAATTTAATTTAGAATCTATAAGATCTCCATATTGTGATTGGTTTGGTACATCCCCCGTTTCGAAATATCCTTTTAATGTTGTTCTATTTTGTTTTGCCATTTTATGCTATTTGATTTGATTCTCCTAATATTTGGTAACCTACTCCGGTTCCTATTTGGTTTATGTTTGTTGTTACGTAGTCTCCTCTATTAATTCTTCTAGTTTGTTCTCTTGTTACAAGATCATTTGGTTCTACTATAAGTTCACTATTAAATACTACTCTAGATTTACTAAAGAATTTTTGTGGTTTTTTAGCTAAATCTTTATTTAAACTATCTGGTATTAAATATCCTTGAATAGTTAAACCAAAATTAGTTTTAACAACTCTATTTTCTCCCTGTGCAATTTCTGTTGTATTACTATAAGTATCTATTTTTGCATTAAACTTAAATGTTTCTTTATCTCCCCAATAAGAATCTGATGAATAATTTACCATTTCAATTAATTTATTCATTTGAGCTATATAATCTGTCCATATAATACAAGAATACTGTAGTGTGACATAATCAGGGATTACAACAGTGTGGAATTCTTTTTGAGGAATTATATTTTGCAATACATTAAAATTATCATATTGATTTCTTTTACTATATTTTTCTTGAAAAGTATAATATAATTGAGGACTGTTAGCGTCTAATTTATTACCTAAATCTCTTCTTTTTTCAACACTATCTCTTTTAAACATAATAAGAGGTGTTTGTAGTTTACCTTCTTTATCTCTAAAATATCC